AATGGCACAGATAAAATTATCTTTGTTGATGAAGTAAATGCACCTGTAGTTTTTGATAGTTCTTTTAATGCAGTAGATGTTAGTAACGCTGCAGTTTCAGGTTCTAAGTTTGTAGCATCCTTTAAAGACCATATGTTTTACGCAGGTAAAAGTACTACACCAGAAGAAGTTGTATTTAGTGTAAATTTTGATGAAGATAATTTTGGTAGTGGTGCAGGTAGTATTAGAGTAGACGATACTATTACAGGATTAAAAGTATTTCGTGATTCGCTTATTATATTTTGTGAAAATAGAATATTTAAACTAACAGGAAATTCATCTAGTGACTTTGCTATCATACCTATTACTAGAAACATTGGTTGTATCAATGGTGACACAATACAAGAATTTGGTGGTGACTTAGTAGTCCTTGGTCCTGATGGACTTCGTACAATTGCTGCTACTGCAAAGATTGGCGATACTGAGCTAGGTACAATAAGTAGAAGCGTACAGTCTATCTTTGATAAAAACATTAAGGACTCTGCATTATTTGAAAGTGTTGTCATACCTGACAAGACACAGTACAGAATATTTTTTGTTAAAAATGGTGAGTCTGATAGTATTACTAGAGGTATTACTTGCGTCATGAGGCAAGATAAATTTGAGTTTTCTGAAGTACGGGGTATAAAACCTTCTTGCACAGATACTTTTGTTAAAGCAGGTGATGTTATAGTTCTTCACGGAGACTTTTCTGGTCATATACATAGGCAAGACAAGGGTAATACTTTTGATGGTATACCTGTACTAGGTAGATATAGAAGCTCTGACATGTCGTTTGGAGATTCTGGTATACGAAAGCATATGCAAAGGGTTATCATTAACTATAAACCTGAGTCTGCTCTTGATGCAGAGTTAGTAATAAGATATGACAATGAAAATTCAGACTCTACTAGACCTGAACCATACTCTTTGGATTCCAATGCAGTAGCTGCACAATTTGGATTAGCTGTATTTAGTACTGCAGACGGTGCAGTCAGGTTTGTTTTTGGTGGCCCTTCTCAGCCTCTTATAAGACAGCCAGTAGAAGGTTCAGGTTTTTCTGTTGCACTGAGAGTAAATGATGGGGGTGAGTCTGCACCTTACTCCCTTAAAGGCTTTCAGTTAGAATATACATTAGGAGCAAGACGTTAAATGGGCGCTACATACACAAGACAATCAACTTTTACAGATGGCGATGTAATTACCGCCGATCTGTTTAACAATGAGTATGACCAGCTTCTAGCTGCTTTTGCTGTTAATACAGGACACACTCACGATGGTACTGCTGGGGAAGGCGGTCCTATATCTTTAGTGGCATCTGACAATGTTACTATAGGTACTGGTGCAGGTGACATTACACTTACTTGGGATGGTGGTTCTAACAATGGTGCTATCATCTGGAGTGAAGATGAGGATTACTTTACGTTCTCTGATGACATCTTACTTGCTACTTCAGAGAAGCTACAGTTTCGTGATACTGCTATCTACATTCACTCTAGTGCTGATGGTCAACTTGATCTTATAGCTGACACAGAGATCCAGATTGCTGCTACTACAATTGATATGAATGGTATACTAGATGTATCAGGTAATTTACTTGTAGGTGGTAACCTTACAGTTGCAGGTGATGCTACAGTAACAGGTACTACTACATTTAATGGTGGTACAATTACTCTTGGTGATGCAGCTACAGATAACGTTGTATTTGGTGCTGACGTTGACTCAAGCATTATACCTGATGATGATGATACGTATGACCTTGGTTCTGCAAGTCAAGAGTGGCGTAATCTATTTATAGATGGCACAGCAAACATTGATACTGCCTCTATAGATAACATATCTGATGATACACTTGTAGCTACAGATAAAAAGATACAGTTTCGTGACACAGGCTTGTTTATTAACTCTTCTGCAGATGGACAACTGGACATTGTAGCAGACACTGAAATACAAATTGCTGCGACTACTGTAGACATTAACGGCGCAGTAGATGTGTCAGGTAACTTAGTAGTTGGTGGTGACCTAACTATAACTGGTGATGACCTAGTTATGGGAACTAACACTGCAGGTATGCTTCTCATTGCTGACGGTACAAACTTTAATCCTACTGCTGTTGGTGATCTATCAGAGATAGCTACTGTTGCAAGTGATGACGTATTCTTAGCCATTGATACATCTGGTGGTGGCTTAAAGAGAATAACAAGAAGTGCTGTTGTATCAGGCTTGGCTACTTCTAGTGCTATCTCTAATGTTGTTGAAGACACTACGCCACAGCTAGGTGGTAACTTAGATGTTTTAGCTCGTACTATTACAACGTCTACATCTAATGGTAATATTGCTATAACACCTAATGGTTCTGGTGTTGTTCTGATTGATGGCTTTGTAGGTATTGAAGCAGGTCTTATTGATCTTAAAAATAGTGGCTCTGCTGTTTCTCAAATAAAGTTTTATTGTGAAAGCTCCAACGCCCACGCACAAACACTTATAGGTGCGCCCCACGCTGAAAGTGGTTCAAACACTCTTACGTTACCAAGTAGTGGTGGTAACTCTCGTCTGTTATCAGCAGCTTCAACTGCAACACTAACAAACAAAACTCTTACTGCACCAAAAATAGTTGATGCTGGTTTTATTGCAGATGCTAATGGTAATGAGCAACTTATATTTCAAACTACAGGCAGTGCAGTAAATCAATTTGAGATGACTAACTCCGCAAGTTCAACAGCTTTCTTGCAAGGCCCAATATTAGAGGCAACTGGCGGGGATTCTAATATTGACTTAAACTTACTAGCGAAAGGTACAGGAGTAGTAGCCGTTAGAGGCAACACTAACTCAGGTGCTATACAGTTTAACTGTGAGAGTAATAGTCACGGCCAAATACTTATTGGACAGCCACACAGTGCAAGTGTTACAAACACTATGCTGCTTCCTGCAGGTGCTAACTCAACTCTAGTATCACTTGTATCAACTGACACACTTACAAACAAGACACTTACATCACCTAAAATTAATGAGGATGTAGCAGTAACATCAACAGCTACGGAAATAAACCTACTTGATGGTGTTACTAGCACTACAGCCGAACTTAATATTCTTGACGGTGTAACCTCAACTGCTGCAGAGCTAAACGCATTAGATGGAATTACTGCAGTCGTAGGTGAGCTAAACGCACTAGACATAGGTAGCACTGCTGTTGGTACTGCTGTAGCATCTAAGGCTGTTATACTTGACTCTAACAAAGACTACACGGGTATTCGTAACTTTACTATAACTGGTGAATTAGACGCAGCCACCTTAGATATTAGTGGTGCTGTAGACATTGATGGTAATGTAGATATTAACGGCACACTTTTACAAACTGGTGTAGCTACCTTTACAGCTATTCCAATAGCTAATGCAGGTATATCTGTAAAGAACGGAGCTACCTCTGCTGGATTTGTATCATTCTTTGAAGACTCAGACAATGGAAGTAACTCAGTAAAACTAATAGGGCCAGCATCTACAGCTGATGTGACCTTGACTTTACCTGCTGCTACAGGTACACTAGCAACACTTGCGGCTGCAATAGATGAAGCCACGGCACTAGCGATTGCCCTAGGATAACATAGGAAAAACAAATGGCTAATACATTTAAAACAATTACACGGGATGTAGCACCAAATGCTGCAGGTACACCTGAAGTACTATACACTGTGCAAAGTAGTACTAGGATTGTTATCTTAGGACTAACACTGGCTAACGTACATACAGCGCAAGTTACTGCTTCTGTTACTTTAGTTAGTACAGTTACACAGACTTCTCAGACACAAAACACTACAGCGCATTTAATTAAAGATGCAGCTATACCAGTGGGTTCTACGCTGGCTGTTCTTGACGGTAAGATCGTAGCTAACGCAGGTGACGTTATTAAGGTTGACTGTTCAGTTGCAGATAAAGTTTCGGTGATAATGAGCTATATGGAGATTGACAGCTAATGGCAGGATATATAGGCACACAGGCTGTTAGTGTAAACACTACCTCAGCTACTATCTCAGATGATCTAGCAGTAGGTGATGATGCAACTATTGCAGGTGACTTAGCAGTTACAGGTGACTACTCATCTACAACAGCA